AGAAAGCTTCAACATAACCTAACAAATCTTCTAATTGATTTTGCATTTTAGTTCCTGCTTTTTTACCAAATATCATATTTAGTTTTTTCTTGTATTCTTCAGTAGGAAATACTAAATTTCTAAATTCATCTGGGTCAAATTTCAAGTTGCCATAATAAATATCATCTGCTTCACCAGCTTTTTTAATGTCGTCTAAAGTTTTGCCTGGAACTCGTGTAAGCTCTAATTGTTTTTGTCTTCCTAATATTTCTTCAATAAATGAATCACCTGTGTTACGTCTAAATGATTTTTGATAGGCATCAGCTATGTAAGAACTAAATAATCTTCTTAATGAATCGTTACCTGCTGCAGTCCCCGCTTTTACAAAATCAAACTCTCCTGTTTTAGGATTATACTTATGCACATCAGCTTCTAGTAGTTTTTGTAAATCTGTTATTGCATCAAAACTTTGTCTACCAGCACCCGACTTAAATATATTATTTGATAACATGGTAGCTAATTGATCTTTGTTAATATTACCAGACTCTATAAAACCAGCTAATTGTTTTTCTGTAAATAAATTTTTATCAAATGATCTTCCAACTCTATTAGCTAATGTAGTTGTAAAAGATACAATGTTGTTTTGATAAAAGTTATTTGCATCATGCAATTGTTTTCTTAATGTATTTATAGCTTCATTATTTAATTTTCTACCAACAGCACCCTCAATTTCACCAATCGGTTTCTTTATTGCTTGAGCTGGTTCTAGTATTTGATTTGCTATATTAGCATTTTGTGGTGGGTATTTTAAAAATACTTCTTCGCCTGGATTTAATTTAATACTACTAAAGTCTTTTTCTAAAGCTTTCTTCAAATCTTTGTACGCACCAATTATTTCTTGATTATTAGGTGAGTTAGCCACAGCTTTATTTAATCTTACTTGCAATTCTAAAAATTCATTAGGAGATATCTTTCTATTATTTTTTAACAATGCTTCCATGGATTGTCTAAACTGACCAATAGATGTTTGTAACATTTCATTATCGATCATCATTTTAAATTCTGCTGGTGCAAAATCATTAGCTAATAATGAGTTATATAATTTTCTTGTGTGTGCTAAATCAATAATCATAGGATCACCAAACTCTTTCGACATAGATCTAAAATTATCATACATGGCATCAGACACGCCTCTAAATCTTACAAAGTTATCCGCCATTTGTTTAGCTGCTTCATCTGATACAGACGCTAATTCAGCTAAGTGCATATTAGGTTGTAAATTAAAATTACTTTCAAAAGCTTGTGTAAATTGTTTGTATCTTTCAGCTTTAGCTGCTAATGCAGGAGTTCCTACAAAAGGTAATTGTCCAAATACTTTTGTAAATGTTTTAATAACTCTACCACCTACTGAGTTTGGATCTGCCATTTCAAGGTAAGAAGCTTCCACACCATTTTGTTCTGCTATCCTTTTAATTTGTTTTGCATAGTCGCCTTCTAAACCTAAAAATTTTCTAACTAAATGCATACCACCAAATGTCATTGGTGCTAATAATTCTGCACCAGCATTCCATGCAAGGCCAGTTGCCATATCATCAGCTGCTCTTAGGAAAGGATTGTTTTCCATATCACCCTTGTAACCTCTAGACTCAATGCCTTCTTTAGCTCTTATAATATCGTCAGCCACATCGTACGCTAGTCCACCAGCAGTATACCCTAATGAACCTGCAATCACAGGTCTAATAACTCTAGCCAAGGGTGTTGGTGAAGATATTTTATCAGCTGCACTTTTTACGGCTTTTGCAAATTGATTTGTGCTCGGTTTTGTAAAAACTCCTTTTAATTTTTTAGCTTGACCTGCATACTTACTTGGGTTTACAATTAGTTGCGCTAATCTTTTTCTGTCCATCATGAGTTGTGTAGCAAAAAATCCCATATCAAAAATAGTTGCTACCATATCTCTGTTAAGTATATCAGATGTTTTAGCTCTTATAGGATCCTCTTCATATTCTTTTTGCTCTGCTATAGCATCAGCTACTTTTGTTTGCTCTTCAATGACCTGACCAATAGGTTTAGTCTGAATTACACCCTTCTTCTGCAATCCATCTAGTATTTGTAATCTTTCTTTATCTAATTTTCTAAGATCTATTTGATTACTATTAATCAAGTCTGTCATTTGTTGTGGCGTCATTCTTGAATTATTCCTTTCAAATCATCTGCATTAAATAAATTATTAAAAGTTTCAGTGCTGTTAGCGTTGTTTTCATCGTACCCTTCTACGAAAGCTTTTATTTTTTCTTGTTTTTGATCAGCTAATTGTTCTGCGTAAGACTTATCTATAGCGTCTAGCTCTAGTGGATTATAATAATATATATCTTTCCATTGATTTCTAATACCTGTTAATCTATTTTTAAATTTATCATTAACAACTTTGTAAGCTGTAATAATTTCTGTTGGATTGTTGTCGTAAAAAGGTAAGTATCCCACAGTTCCTCCAAGTCTTTTTTCAGCTCTTTGAATATCTGCAACAGCTAATCTATCTTTATCTTTTAGTGTTTGTGCTAAGGAATAAGTTGATAGAAGTTCAAGTGTTTCTAATAAAGCTTGTGCTTGAATTTTTTCAGATGTAGAGTCAAGATCATCACCTAATGCCTCTATTTTTTTAAATATACTATCTATTTTTTCGTCAACACCATCCTCTACTAAACCACCCATAGCTTTATATTCTTCATAATTTGCTTGTTCGTTGTCTGCTAATTTTGAGATTGTTTCACGATAGGATTTAGAATTAGTTCCCATTTTTAAAAGTTCACCAGCTTTTAAAGTAAGTTTAGTCCAACCACCTTGTGGTCCAATTAAATCTGGGTTGTTAGCTGCAACTTTAATAAAAGTGTTTGTATAAAGCTCACCAGATTTTACTGCTTTGTATTCACTCAATAGTTTAGACTTAACTTGTTGATTATCTCCAATGTTAACTTGTCCAATTACCTGATCAGGTGTTACTTCTAATTTAACAGATTCATTACCCACTTGATCATAAACAATGTAAGATCCTCTATCTGTAAGAGATGCAGGAACTGGATCAGATATTTCACCATTAGGTAATCTATATCTTATTTTTAAGGTTGGTGGTTTTAGTTTTGTAGTTTTTTGATCAGCTTCAATCAATAGTTTAGCTAGATCCATTTCATCTTTTTCTCGCTCTCTTTCAAGAGCTATAGCCATAGGTATTACTTGCTGACCAGCTTGACCTAACACATCTAAAAATCCTGTGATACCTGGTTGCATCGTTTTACCAGATAACAGTCCTGATGCTAATTGTAATAATAATAATCTACCTGATTTATTGTATCCTCTTTCACCCATAACACCACGCGCTGCTTCTAATGCATCACTTAGTACAGTCATTTTACCTTGTTTTCTAGCCTCTGCTTCTAAATCTGTAACGACTTGTTCGGATTTTTTAATAGAATCTTTTTGATTTTTAATAGCCATTTGTGTATCATTTTTATTATTATTTGGCGTATTGTTTTCAATAACAGTTTCTTCTTTTACTTGTAGGTCAGGTGTTTTGTTTTCTAATTTTTCAGGACCTGTCTCAACATCATCTTCCTTTATTTTAACTTTTGATTTTTCTACGATATCATCTGTAAGTTTTTGATTTTCGAAATCATCTGTTTCCATATAATCTAATATGCCACCAAACGTAGGTCTTTCTTTAGTTTTAGATTGTTTTCTTTTTGCTTTTGCTACTTCTCTTAATGCAAAATCTCTATCTAGATCTCCACCTGGTAATCCTTCTTGTAAAAACTTTTTTGTAGATTCTGGTAGTAAACCATAAATTCCTGTTAAAGCCATACCAGTTGCAAGATATGGATTTTTAGGAACCATAGGACTCATTACAGTTTTAATTGGATTTTTTCTAAAAGTATTGAATGCAGAAATTCCTGACTGCTTTAATCCTTCTAATGTAAAAGGTGACTTTGGTACTTCCATGTGGCCTCCTATTTAGGTGCCAACGCTGCATAAGCTCCGATTCCAGTACCCACTGCTTGGGCAAAAGGCGAAGTTGTTGGAGCGAAGCCCTGTTGAACATTTTGTTGAGTAGATGGTGTACCTCTTTGTATATCTGATACAAAAGATAATCTTTGAAACGGATCAGTAATGTCTTGTACTTTAGTTTGTCTAGCAGCTTCTAAGTTAGCTTGAGCTATACCTCTCTCAAGTCCACCAGTTTGTGCCATTGCTTGTAAGTCTTGTTGTTGTTGTGCTTGTCTCGCTTGTGCTGCATTAAGTTGTGTAGTCGCTGCTCCTAAATCAGTTTGTGCTTGTAGTTGTTGACCAGCCTGAAACGATTGTAAAGCTCCTCTAAATGCTGACTCTTGTGCTTGACCTATTTGACCTAATCTTGCTCTTTCTAATTCACCCATCGCAACACCTTCTCTGCCACCACCAAATGCTCCACCTCTCACAGCATTTTGTGCTAATTCGTTTCTCCTTATTTCAGCTTGTCTATTTATTTCATCAGTAACAAAGGATTGATATGGATTAATAAAATCTTGAAATCGTTGTGATGTAGGATCTACAAGTTGCGCAGATTGTTGAGCTTGAGCTGCTGCTTGTTCTGCAGCCTGGACTGATGGTAGTCCTAAACCTGTTTGTTGTGCTTGAGTTACAGCCATTTGCTCTCCTGCTGATATAGGAGCTACTTCAAATGCAGGTAGTCCTAAAGGATCTTTAACAACTTTAGCAGCCTGATCAATTAGACCTAAACGTCTTGCTTCTATCTCAGGAGCTTCTCTAATAGTTTGTACGTTTGTAGTGTTAGCTGGTGTTGAACCGCCTCCACCTCCTCCACCTGATGACATTAGTGTAACCCTCCAATAAATTTATCCATTTGTACATGAGTAAAATTATAACCTAAAGGCTTTAACATTCTACTCCAACCTGGTCTTCCATAAATTTCTATTTTTTTACAACCACAATTCTTAAAAGCCCAGTCCTCAAAGTCTTTTATCTTATCTACCCATAAAGGTAAATCATGACCTGTAGCTATTCTAACAAGACCTATGTTATAATTTTTTTGTTTTACAATCTCTGTTATACAAACACCATGAACATCATCTTTGTTATCAACGATAACCCATAATTGTTCTAAACCATTAATACAATTTTCTTTGACATCAAAATGGTTTCTAAAGTTTTGATTTCTATCTAAAGCTGATTGCACATGCTTCTTAACCAAAGGCCATATTTTTTCTATTTCATTTGATTTAAATTGTATCAACTCCATTATCTAGCCTCCGCTAGTTTTTCCAACTCAGCCATTTGTTTGTAAAAAAATTGAGCTCCTAACTTTCTTTGTTCTTTTTTAGATTTACCCCCCATTGCTTTACCAGCTCCTAATACTGACTTTGCCTTCGTAACGAACTCGCCATCAGCTAGCTGTGCAAGCATTGTATCTTTGTTACCAGAACCTTTTCCTGTCTCATCAGTCACCATTTTTCCTGACGTTCTTTTATAATTTTTTTCATTATTTTCATCTCTTTTTAATTTAGATGGTAACACATCAACTAAATCACCTTTGTTAAATTGATTTGTTGTAGGTTCATTAGATGCTCTTGATCTAAACGTATCCATTAATTCTTGCACTTGTGCCGGTGCATCTTCAGCTTCAGGTATTCTTACATCAGTTTCATCTAATAAAGATCCTATGCCTTTTCGATCACGTGGTTGATCTTCAGGTGCTACTCGTTCTGCCATTCTCTGTAATAAATCTTTTGCACGTTGTACGTCAGCGACAGTCACTCTATCTTTGTCACTTTGCATCACTGCAACCTCAACTGCTGTTTTATCTGGGTCAGTTTCGAACCTTTGCATAAGTTCAACTGCATTAGCCCTTGACATATCAGATGATATTTTATTAGACATTGGTATTGCCGTTATAGATTCTTCTATAGTAACTGTATCAGGTCTTCTACGCATCATACCACTCATAGCTTTTGTAGGTGTTTTATCTCTAGCAAAACTTTCATCAAATCTTTCTTTCAAATAACCAACGATTCCTGGTCCGTCAGCCATCGACTGTTGTTGCATGTCGAACTGTAACATCTCATCGTCAGGACTCATCATAACCTCACCACCTTCTTGCATACCAGAATAAGGTGACCCTTCTGGATACTTGCTGTAATCTATTTCTTTACCACTGAACGGTTGGAACATCTCAGGGTCAGCTGCATAAAATCTATTGTAGCCAGGATATTTAGGATCAGGTGCTGGTTTAGGATCAAATAATCCTGCAGCATAAGCAGCTCCTCCTAGACCCGCTGCTCCAAGTCCAACTCTAAATTTTGATATGCCTCCAGTAACTGGATCTCTAAAAGGTTTTTCAATTGCAGAGAAACCTTTTTCTAGTCTTGTGCCAATAGATGGTTTTGGTTGTTTAAAAAACATAGACGGATCTCCGCCTCCTGGAACACCTGATGTTCCAGCTACACGAGCTGCATCTTGTGCTGAAGAAAAACTTGATATTCCTTGTTGACTACCAGATATACCTTGTTGACTACCAGGCGGACTCATACCTCCTAGTGCTGCAGCAATTGCAGTATCTCTTACTGTTGATTTGAGAAGATCGGATCCTCGTTTACCTTGTAATGCGTTGACACCTCCTGATATCAGCGCGGCCATCATTAATGGATGCATATATTTAAGCTCCTGTTATAAATACGTATATTATTGCAATTTACTCAATTTTACCACATTCGTCAATAAACCTTCCTCTGAAAGGATAGCAACTAAGGCATAAATACGTCCCCCTATGTCTCTAAATCGCTTACAGAAGGCAAAATCCTCCCCTATTATCTGTCCTGTTTCTTTGATAAACTCTGTGTCCCAAAAATTATAAGAATGCTTTGAATCTCTTTCCGATTCATTATGGTAGTGTTGTTGTCTAACTTTAAGTTCAGGATAATGTTCAATCATTTTAAGTATAGCTTCACGCTTTATTAGCATACAACCAGCAGGTCCTTTTTCTATTTCTATTAAACCATGTTCTTCTACAAAATCATTAGGGTTAAGTATTTTCATAGGATATGTAAATCCACCCTTATTAACTGGTATGTTATAATCTTTATACATACCAAGTGCTTTCTTCCAATCAAACATCTTCATTGGATAGGGTATAAGTGTTACTTGTTTGTCTAAATCAATCATTCTAAATATATCTTGCTCGTTAAACTGTATATCAGTGTCAACAAACAACATGTGAGTGCAATCAGAATGTAAGAACGCTGCGGTGCATGCGTTTCTCCCAAATGTAACTAATGATCCTTTATGTAAATGTAATGTAATATGCACTTTTCTCTTATGACACTCAGCTTGTAACAAGAATACAGAACGCATGTAGTGTATATCAACCTGACCCATAGTTGGAGATGTAAGATATAATTTAATCGGCTTTTTCGAATTCATCCATATACCTTCCTATGTACTGGTGTTCGCCGACATGCATTATGTATTTATCGGTCAGTGCATATATTTTACCACCTATATCAGTCCATAGTTTACAAAACCCATAATCCTCACCCATATAAGTTTGTGTATTCTCATCATGCACAGTATCAAAGAAGTTATAATAATTAGGAACCTCTTGATATTCACCGTTAATAACAGAGTTTTGTATTATTTTTTTGTTAGGATAATTTTGTACTAATTTGTCAAATACAATTCTTTTTATTAATAAACATCCTGCAGGTGCGTGTGTTATCTCTGCAACACCATTATTAACTTTAAAATTTGTTGAGTCTTTTATTCTAACTGGATATGTACAAGCTCCTGTTTCTAAGTCCTCAACATTTTTAATTTTTCCTTTTTGCATTCTTTCATGTAGCTTTGCCCACTGTATACTTTTTAATGGATATGGAATGCATATTACCTCTTTGTCAGCTTCAATCATTTTATAAACAGCATCTGGACCTATGTTAATATCAGAGTCTAAGAACAAAAGATAATCTGCCTCTGTATCTAAAAAAGATGCAACAGTTAAATTTCTACCTTGTGTAACTAATGATGACTTGTGCATAAGAAAACTTACATTGTCACCAATTTTTAACATGTGCTTTTGCAGTTCTAATAAACATTGAGCATAGTGTATGGATACTTCTGAGTGAACAGGTGTGCCAACACATAAATTAATTGACTTTTTTTTATTTTCTTCTCGTAACCATATAGGCTTAGAGGGATCGTCTATTTTAACCTCTTTAATTGTTTGATATGTACCATCATTCGACCATATCTTACTTGACATTAGTTACTCCTCTTAAAAAATTAGACCAGGTGTCTGCTTGTTTTTTCCAACTATAAAATCGTTTGTAAAAGTCTTGTTGCATATCTAAATTGTTTTGTATTACTTCTAGATGTAATGTGTCTGCTGCAATGTCTATTGCAGTTGCAAATGATTTAGCTAACAGTTTGTAATCCTCTAAATACTGAACATAGATAGGAAATTCTGAGCAAGTTTCATATAATGCGCCATAATTTGTTACAATTGAATATAAACCAGCAGACATGCATTCAATCGCTGATATACAAGATGTTTCTTCCCAAATACTTGGGTAGGCAAAGATATGATAATTCTGTAAATTCTCTAAAATAAATTTATTGGGTCTATAACCAATATAATTTACATTGGGTAATTCAGATGCTTGTTTGTATAGGGGCACCCATTTATCATCATTTGCTTCTTTAAAAGCATCTCCATACACTTGTGTTGAACTATATACATCTAATTTAATATTTTTATTTTTTACCATTTGCATTGCAGCTAACAATACATTCAATCCTCTCCATGGTGTTGGTTGGAATATCATTCTAATAGGATCGCCTTTTTTATATGGTTTTCTTTTAGGAAAAGATGTGCTTCCATTTTTAATAACCATACATTTTTCTGTTGGTAAGCTAAAAAGCATTCTGTATTTTTCAAACGTCCAATGAGAGTTAAATACATACCAATCATATTTGTGATGATTGTTTTTATCCTTAAACCAAGGATATATATTAGGTTGATCGTATGAATTCTTTTGCCAAAGTATGTTAGGCTTATTAGGATGTAAGGGTATTTTTTCTGGTACGGAGGTAGTTATTTGTACTTTGTTTAATAGATCGTTATCAACATGATCATATAAAAATTTAAGTTGTAGTTCTGTACCACCAGCAGCTTGCATTAGTCGTTTTTACCAAATACCTCCAAAGAAGCAACTGTTATTTCTAAATCTTGTCTAAAATCATCTTCAGTTGTTTCTGTATTTGGATCTGCAACATCAGCATTAAATGCTTCTTTGTCAGCGTATACTTGACCTGTTCTTTTGTTTTTTACTATTTCTTTTGCTTTTGCAGGTATTATTTTCATGGTCTTCTCCCTTGACGATTGTATGGTTTATAACTTCTTTTTTCAGATTTGGAAAGAGATTTTTTATGTCGTCGTGGACGTTTACGAGGTTTTGGTCTTGGTACAAAGTTTACAAATTTTTGTCTAGCCATTTTCCTGTGATCTATCCAATAATGCGTAACTTATTGCACCTTGAATTTTGTTACTACCAGTTGATGCTTGTACAGTAATTGCATCACCAGCTTCTAAATTAATACCTTCTGGTGTAGCATTGACCTGTGTTTTAGCCGCTACATCATCTCTAAAAAATTCATATTCAGCACTTGAGTCAGATGAATCTACTAAATTCATTTGAACTAAAATAGCTGATGATGCATCATTGTTTGCGCAATACACAGCTTTCACTATAATTGTTGCATTAGCAGGACAAGTTAAAACTGTTGCTTTATTTACATCAGCTTGTTTGTAACCTTGATTTTTATATTGTATTGTCATGACATAAAGTAATTAAACGCATCCTGTTCATTTTTCAAGTCTTGTTGATAGGTTGTGTTTAATTGATTTTCTACTGTAGCTATTGCTTGGTTTATTTGTCTAAAACCTTCTTCTGTATATTCTTTAGGTGGTTCAGGTACATAAACATTTATCTTAGCCATTTTTTCTGCCTCGTCTTATAGACTCTTTACCTCTTCTGAATATAGAAGCTACTTGTGATTTACCCATAACTTTAGCTCTTTGCTCACCAACAGTCAATATTTGTATTTTCCTTGCAAACGGTTTAGATACCTTCTTAACCTTAGCAACGGTCTTACGAGCATCATTAGGAGTCGCAAACTTAATTCCAACAGTATCTTTAGGATTCTCATCTGTATATAATCTCCTACCCGAACCTTTTGGTTTTTTACCTGTACCTACTTTGGGATCTTTTCTTTTCATTATCTTCTACCATCCTCGTACACATCTGCTCTAAAAGTTCCATATCTCCAACTTTCATTTGTAGATGTATTTTCTATTTTTAAATTTGCTAATCTTCCTCTGACTCTTGTATCTACTTTAGATGTTGTGCTTGAAACATCGAATTGTGTGGTGGTAGTATTAGTAGATACAGGAAAATCTTTTGTGCCTAATGTTATTTTTGCATTACCCTGAATATTTTTAAAATCTGGTAAAAATCTACTTACTCGTAATAAGAAAGTTCCATCACCATCTGTAGGTAGATCAAAGTCTCCTGATTGTACAAACGCAGCTATTGCTGTAGCGTTTTTGTTTAAATCAATTTTATTTATTCCAACCTCTTGTGCAAAATAAGTTGTTGCTCCAAAAGTATCAGTTGCGCCCTGTAGAGTAGGAAATGTTGGAGTGCCTGTTGCACTGTATTCTGTAGCATAAGGCACAGGATATGTTGAAGCGTCGGCGTAAGTGCTTCTAGCAAGTGTCATAGGAGCCCATGTATTTTCCACATAATTATAAACTGCTGTTCGGTCGTTTTGTGTAGATGGTCCAGACGCCGTAGTGCCAGCAGGGTAGAACCAAATAATTTCATTAAACAAAGAATTATGTGATGCAAAAAC